GCAGGGAGTGACACGGCTGGCGTCCTGACGCTGAACGGCGCTTCCGGGGCCGTCACCCTGGCTGTGGTTGGCGGATCGATTGCTACGGCCGGAAGCACGATCACGATCACGATCACTCCCGGCGTGACGTCGTGGGCGGACCTGTCAGGCAAGCCATCCACGTTCCCGCCCTCAACGCACGGCCACATTGTTGCCGACGTCACGGGGCTTCAGGCGGCCCTCGACGGCAAGCAGGCTGCTGGCAGCTACGTCCTCACGGACGACTCGCGGCTGACAGACTCTCGCGAGTGGTCTGCTGCCACGGTCACGCAGGCCCAGGCCGAAGCTGGGATCGACACCGGACGCCTGGCGTTCACGGTCCAGCGGGTCTGGCAAGCTGTCGCGGCGTGGTGGGCGGCGAGCGCGGCCAAAACGAAACTCGACGGTATCGCCACGGGCGCGACGGCAAACTCGTCGGATGCAACCCTGCTCGCCAGGGCGAATCACACCGGGACGCAGGCTGTTGGCACGATCACGGGCCTCGGGTCGCTGGCAACGCAGTCGGGCACGTTCTCCGGCACCAGCAGCGGCGTCAACACGGGCGACCAGACCATTTCGCTGACGGGCGACGTCACGGGCAGCGGCACGGGGTCGTTTACCGCCACCCTCGCGGCCAGCGGCGTGACCGCTGGCACCTACACCTCGGTCACAGTGGACGGGAAAGGTCGCGTCACGGCAGGGAGTAGTCCGGCAGTGGCGTATTCGTCGCTCACCGGCATCCCATCCACCTTCGCGCCGTCTTCGCACACGCACGGCAACATCACGAACGCGGGGGCGATTGGCGCGACCAGCGGCCTCCCGGTCATCACGACAACCAGCGGCGTCCTCACCGTAGGAGCCTTCGGGGTGTCAGCCGGGCAGTTCTGCCAAGGAAACGACGCTCGTCTCTCTGACGCCAGGACGCCGACTGCTCACACGCACGGCAACATCACCAACGCTGGCGCCATCGGCTCAACGAGCGGCCTGCCTGTCATCACGACCACCTCTGGCGTTCTGACAGTGGGGGCGTTCGGCGTTTCCGCCGGGCAGTTCTGCCAAGGAAACGATGCCCGCCTCTCCGACGCGAGAACGCCGACGAGCCACGTTCACGGGAACATCAGCAACGCGGGAGCCATCGGCGCGACCAGCGGCCTCCCGATCATCACAACAACCAGCGGCGTTCTGACGGTTGGGGCTTTTGGCACTTCGGCCGGGCAGTTCTGCGTCGGGAACGACGCACGGCTTTCCGATTCCCGCGCGCCATCGGGGGCGGCTGGCGGTTCCCTCGCCGGCACTTACCCGTCCCCGACGCTGGCCGCGACGGCCGTCACGGCGGCGAGTTACGGGTCGGCGTCGAGCGTTGCCACGTTCACTGTCGGCGCTGACGGGCGACTGACTGCGGCGAGTTCCACGGCCATCGCCATTGCGTCCGGGGCCGTCAGCGGCCTCGGGTCGCTCGCAACGCTATCCGCCCTCGGAAACATCACCTCTGCCGGAGCTATCGGGTCCACGGCCGATCAAGTCGCCGTCACCACAGCAGGCGGCGTTGTAACGACCGCGACGATTGGATCTGGTTTGTCGCTTTCTGGAGGAACGCTGTCTGCCACCGGAGGCGGCGGCGCTGGCGTGACGGACGGAAACAAGGGAGACATCACCGTCAGCGGGTCCGGCGCCGTCTGGACAATCAACAGTTCCTCGGTGACGGACGCTGACATCATTGGGATGTCAGCGTCCAAGCTCACCGGAACGATTGATAACGCGAGGCTGTCCGACGAGGTGGCGATGACTACCGACCTGTACCTCTGGAGTTCCTTTCGATAATGGCCTTAAAACCTGTTTTCGCAACCACGCCTCGCATCTCGTCTGTGGCAATCTCAACGCTTGAGGCTTCGTTGACGGCACCAACGAACTTCGGCACGGTCATCGCGGGCGTGGCTGCTGGCACTAGAGTTGCAGAGATCGTCGTCAAGTGTGCGGCAACATCTACCGCAGGACTAGTGCGGATTTTTCTGCACAACGGCACAAGCTACTACCTGTTTGACGAGATCGTGGTGGCTGCGGCCACGAGTTCGGCGTCCGTGGCGACAACGCGAGTGTCTACCTCGTACAACAACCTTGTGCTTCCCGACGCTTCGTGGACCGTGCGGGCCACGACCTCAGTCGCTCAGGCCATCGTAGTCACTGCGTTGGGGGCGGATCTGTGAACGGGGGCATCCTTCAATCCGGCCACTCTCCTGTAAGCGTGCCGCGCGGGTTGCTTGGTAGGTCTGTGCCGGTTCCAATGCCCGGCAACCCTCGGGCCTACGACGCTGACGCGCAAGTCTACATCGCCAACGTCGAGGCTGCTGATGGTAGGCCGCTGGAGCGCGAAGTCTGCGTTGCCATCAATGATTTCGTGGTGGGGTGCAAGGTTGATGAAAACTGGAGTTCCCTTCGGGCTGCTGTGATCCTTCTTGGGGCAAGATCGCTTCGCGGTGCGCTCGTTCCCCTCGTTGGGCCACCGCCCGTCAACTACAGCTTTGTCACCGGAGACTACAACCGAACAACCGGGTTGCTGGGGGGCTTGTCAAAGAGGATAGACACGCGACTGGCTCACCGATCTTTGCCTCAGAACAATATGCACTACTCCGTATGGATCCACACACGGAGTCCATCTATCCCAACCGTCTACATGGGCAACGGACTCAGCACCACAGAGACTGGAGCAAGCAATTTTGGACAAGAGACATTGACCGCGATGTTCGTCCGCAGCCAAAACGGCACCAACATCACGCAACTCAACACCGGACTCGGCGTAGGGTTCTTTGGATGCAGTCGGTCGCTGGCGGCAAGCTATCGAGTTCGCGTCAATGGACTGAACCGGGTGAACAATTTAGCGTCGCAAGTCCCCTACAACGACAACTTCTACGTCTACGCTTCAAGCGTTGGCGGAAACAATGCGTCAAGTCCGAGGTTGTCGTTTTATAGCGCCGGGCTAGACGTTGATCTTATCAAGCTCGACGGCAGGCTGACTCAGATGGTCCGTTCAATCAGTCAATGGGCAGTAGCACGATGACCATATTCGACCTGCTTCCGCCAACGCCGTATGAGGTCGCGCGCAATTACGCGATCGTCATGCCGGCGGCTTTGGCCGATCGACTCAAGTCATTCCAGGAGTCCGAGACGTACCGGGGCTGCATCGCTTCGCCAGTCCTGTTGTCTGACGGGCGGGCGGCGCTGTGCGCCGACATCCTCACGGAGACTGCGCCGGGAGGTCTTCTGAGTGAAGCTTGGAAGAGAATCGAGGCTGGTCGGTTCGCGAATGAACTGGAGGTCGTGGAGTGGCGTGAGATCGTGCCGTTCTTGGCGCAGCCCGTCCCGACACCTGAGCCGCTGGAGGGCGAATGAAACGCTCGGCAGCAACTATTGGCAATCTACCGGAGACATCGTGAGCAAGCTCATCGATACCGCTAAGGCACTCAAGCTGTACCTTCAGCAGTGTCCAGGAGTTGGGCAGAGCTTGCTGCTCGCCGGCTTCAACATCGACACGTGCTACGACGAAGATCAGCAAGGCGAGAAGCTGGGATCGTCGGTCATCCTCATTGCTCCGAGGATGATCCAGCCTTCCGCTCTCTCTCGAGCCGGGCAGACGCGAGACTACACGCTGTCCGTGTTCATCACGATCAAGGTGCCGCCACTCGACCGAACAGCCATCGAAAACGCTGTGTCAATCACCGAGAAGATTCTTGACCGCATCGAATCAAAGGAGTGGGTTTCGTTCAGGCCGACCGGCACTGCGTTCATGTCTGCGATAGTCGAGTTTGGGCTTGACGCGAGCATCAACGAGAAGGGCCGGTACGAAGCAGTCATTCTCCCGACGTACAAGACGGCCATGGGTGGGTACTGATGGCGAGAGGCATAAAGGTATCGACCGACTTCTTCCTCGACCGTCGCCACATCATCAAGAAGGTTGGCGAGGGACGCGCTAGGGGTCTGCGAAGAGCCGGCGCGATGGTGTATCGCAGCTCGCAGAAGCAGTTCCTGACAGGCCGCAAGAAGCGAGCCACGAACGTCGTGATCGGAAGGTTTGACGGCAAGCCTCTTGTCGAGCGCAGGACGAGATCGCCAAACCCCGAACGCATCACGACTTGGCCGGGCCAGCGAAGCCCGAAAGGCTTCCTGAAAACCATGCTTGCCTTTGCGTGGGACGAATCATCGAAGACAGTTGTTGTCGGCCCTCGCGGATCTCCTTGGCTTGCTCGCCTTCAGGAGAAAGGCGGCATGATCATGCAGAGGCTTTACCTGAGGTACAGGGGCAGAGCGATTCCGTACCAGAAGGCGCTCGGCATCCCGAACAACCACGGAAGGACGAAGTTTAAGACCGCATTCGTCGGCACCTTTATCTCGCCTATGTCGAGAGTTTCTTCGTTCGTGGCAACCGCCATGACCAGAGTGGTGAAGGTTCGACCATCAGGCTACATGGAGAAGGGGCTGGACCGGGTCCGCTCCAAGATTCCCGAGCAACTCCGCGACCAGATTCGCGGGCCGTGACTTTTCTCGACCACAACTGATACCCTGAACATCACCTCACCCAAGGAGCCACCCATGGCCGCCCCACAGTACACGCTCGGAAAAGACGCCACGATCACCGGCCTCACCAACACCAACATCCGCGACGTAAAGGTGTCGGTTGAGGGCAAGAAGATCGACAAGACTGCTCGCGGCGCAACGTCACGCAAGTCCGTGATCGGCATGAAGGATGTGTCGATCGAGGTGGAGATGGTTGACTCGCCGCCGGTTATCAACACGGTGGTGACGATCACTCACGCCAACAGCGGAATGAGCGGCACGTACTGGGTCACCAACGTGCAGCGCAAGGAACCGCTCTCCGACATCGTGTCATTTGCGGTGACGCTGAAGCGAAAGACGGCTCCTGCAACCGGACCGTGATCCCGATTAGCAATCACCAAACAACCCGCAACCGAAAGGACGCAAGATGGCAATCGTGCTTGGCAAGGATATGGTCGCCGCCTACACCGGCATCTCCAACGACGACATCATCGAGGTCACCGTCAACGATGAGGCTGAAACGACCGGCGTGTCGGCCAGAGGAAGCGCCGGATGGGAAATCTACGCGACCACGTTCCTCAACCAGACCGTCGACATTGAGTGCCTGAAGCACACGCTCGCCGTTGGAGACGTAGTCGGCGCTCTGCTGGTGTCAAACATTGCCGTCAGCGAGCCGCTGGACGGGCCGGTGACGTACACGATCTCGTTAGTCTCTGCCTGATAGCGAGGCTGCCGTGATCGAGCTTGGAAAAGACTGCCTGATCTCCATCGGGGCCTACATCTCCACGGCAACCGTGCGAGATGTGTCGTGGTCGGGAGTCGCAAAGACCGTGCAGTTTCAGCCCTTTGGGGGTCGCGCCACGTATTCCCACAGCGTCGGGTATGCTCTCTCCGCTGAGGTGACGGTTGTCGAAGACGCAGGAATGCAGACTCCGCTGATGAACGGAGCGAAGTTGGCGGTCACCTCTGGTTCCGGGTGGTCCGGGACGTTCATCGTTTCAAACGTGACGCGAAGCGAGCCGCTCGATGGGCTTGTGACTGCGTCGTGTTCCTTGGAGCTTGCGTTGGCATGAGTGCTTTCAAAGACGGTCTGAATCGTGAGTGGGTGATATCGATTACGTGCGGCTCGCTGAAGCGTGTCGTGGAGAGCGCTGGGTTCGACATCGCTGATTTCAGCAACGGCAAGCTGATGGAGATGGTTGCCGGAAACGTGTCCAACTTGGTTCCGACACTCTGGCCGCTCGTCAAGTCCCAGGCCGAGCAGAAGTCGATCAACGAAGAGTCGTTTGCTGACGGTCTGTTCGGCGCTGGCATCGACAATGCTGTCGCGGCGATCAAGGAGGCGCTGCTCGACTTCTACCCTCCGTCGCGCCGTCCCATCCTAAGCGCTCTGCTGAAAAAGGCAGACGAGACGATGGAGGCGGCGTTTCTCAAGGCAGAGGCAAAAATTGCCGAAGGCCCGCCCGATTCGGAGAGTGGTGGGAGCTTGCCAACGACTGTGCCGGAGTCCTTGGAGTCTCCCCCGACGATTGCACTCTCCGAGAACTCTGCGCCAGAAGAACCGGCTGGCTAGAAGAGCGGTGGATGCACACCGGCAGCATCCTGGCGATGATGTTCAACAACAACAGGACAAACAGCTCGCCGGCCAAGACGGTCTTCGATTACCACCCATACCTCGATCGTCCGAAGAGGGTGCCAACGGCAGAGGAAGTCGAGCGGATCTTTTCCGGAGGTGGTAAATGTCCAGTGCCGCAATCCGAGCAGGCCAAGCAGTAGTCGAGATCGGCGCTGATCCTCGGAAGCTGTTCACCGGCCTCGACACGCTCAGGAAGCACATCCGAAACGTCGGGGTCAGCATCAACAACGCCGGCGTCGGCGTCGTTGGTCTTGGGGTTGCGGCATCGGCACCGTTCGTCGGGGCGCTCGTCAAGTCATCGCAGTTTCAGGACACGATGGCATCGGTTGCTGCCGTCACGGACGCTGTCGGCAACGACTTCGCGGCGCTCAAGCAAAAGGCAATGGACCTCGGTGCGACAACGAGCTTTACGGCTCAAGAAGTCGCAGACGGGATGCAAGCGCTCGGGCAGGGAGGGTTCACCGTCAAGGAGACGTTGACCGGCATCGACGGAACACTGCTCCTGGCCCGGGCCGGGATGCTCGACCTGGGCGAGGCCACAAGCATCACGGTCGCGGCCTTGCGGTCGTTCAAGATGCCAACGGACCAGGCCGGCAAGGTCGCCGACGTACTGGCAAAGGGCGCGAATGCGTCCAATGCCTCGGTCCAGGGGCTTGGCGAGGGGCTGTCTATCACCGCCGGCATCGCCCAGGAGACTGGAGTCTCCCTCGAGGAGCTGACCGCGACGCTTGGCGTTCTGGCTGACCGAGGTGCCGGTGCGTCGGTGGCTGGCACAGCCATGCGACGAGTGATCATGGGCCTGACCGGGGAGCAGAAGAAGCTCAAGGCTTTGGGTGTTGAGGTCAAAGACCCCAAGACGGGCAAGCTCAAGCCGCTCATCGACATCCTGAAAGACCTGAACGAGAAGACCAAGGATCTCGACTCGACCGAGAAGATCGCCAAGCTCGTTGACATCTTCGACACGTTTGGCGGCAACGCCATCGTGTCGCTGATGGGCGCAACGGACTCGCTGGAGACGCTGACCGAGTCGCTGGAGAACAGCGAGGGGGCTGCCAAGAAGGCCGCCGACATCATGGAGAACACTCTGGGTGGGTCGTTCCGCATGCTCGACTCTGCGGTCGAGGCGATCTCTCTTGAGGTTGGCGACGCGCTCACGCCAAGCATCCGCGCGATGATGGACACGATGGCGGCAGCGGCTGGCGGCATCGCGATGTATGCCCGCAACAACTCGGAAACCGTGATCCAGTTGGCAAAGATGGCTGCTGGCACTGTTGCTGCCGGCGGGGTGCTGATCGCGG